CTTCCCCACGTAGACGAGCGCTATCAGCCCCAGCAGCATGAGGGCGTCAAGGTACCAGGGGAGGTTCGTGTTGAGCTTTATGCCCCCCACGTCAAGCCCCGTGTCGCCGTGCTGTTCGATGGTGAGGCTGCCTTCACCGACCGTGATGGTCTTTCCTTCTGCCAGTGCCTGTCCCATTACTTACTTCTTTTTTTTAAATTCTTTGGTAAGATATTTGTTGACAGATGAATCAGAATACTTCTGTTTAGCCAGTGACGGGTGTTTCTTCAGGATGTCCCATTCCTTCCCCGGCCCAAAAATATTTTTTTTAGTGAGGTTGAGGCCTTTCTTCCTTGCTTTCTTAAGCATGCCGAAGCCACGCTTAGCTGCTCCGAATATGCTGCCCATTACTTCTCCTGTTTTTTCTTGGATTTTTTCTTCAGACCTTCTTTTTGAGCTTTCTTAACTTGTTTTTCAAATTTTTTAATTTCATGTCTGGCCCACAGTGCTGTTCCGGCTGCGCCAGCTCCGAGTGCTACCATTCCCTTGCCACCATGCACGCCTTTAAGCTTGTTGGCTTTCTTCAGCGCTCTCATGAGTCCACCTACTCTTTTCTTAGGTCTTACATGCGTTCCGTCGGGGTTGATTCTTCCAGCCCATGTCTTTCCTTCAGGAATGTCAGTGAGTGGATGAGGAGATTTTAGTCTTCTTTGAATCGCCTCTTCACCTTCCTTGATCAGTCTCTTGGCTTTCTTTATCGTATTGGCTCTGTCAGAAGCTTCTGATGCTTTTTTAAAGACGTCAAGTCTTTTCTTTGGATCAACTCCCTTCCTGCCTTTCCTGAGCATTCCGAAACCCTTTTTAGCTGCTCCAAATATGCTGCCCATTAGTCCTCCAGTTTCTTTTTCTTCCAGGCGCCTTTAGTTCTCTTTCTAATCTTCACCCAGTCTGATGCGATCTTCTGCTTCGCTTTCTCCGTTCCGGGTACTCCTGGCGCCGGTCTGTTAGCTCTCTTAAACGCTTCCCAATCTACTGGTGCATCCTTCAATCCACCTAATTTTTTCTTACGTGTGAGAAATTTACCGTCCTTGGATTTCTTAAGCATGCCGAATCCCTTTTTAGCTGCTCCAAATATGCTGCCCATTATTTACCTCGCAAGTATTTTTTATGTGGCCGGTAGTGTAACCATTTTAACCACGATGTCCATATTTTTTTAATCTTTGCCATGTTCCTACTAAATGGGGACCCATGCACTGCGTGAGTGCGTGGATCCACCAAGATGAAATGAAGTTGAGAACTTATGTATAACGCCTGTGGATAACTTATGCAAGAAATAAATTAATTTTTCCCTTGACACGTTTTCCCCGGAAAACAGCCGAATAATGTTCTTGATATGTTTGGGTTAATGTGATATAAATACTTATACAAAAGAGAAAAACATTATTACATGAATAATGTTTCTATCTGGCTGAACAACAATCGCAACGTTGTAAGGCAATGGCTCTGAGGAGTATGTCCATATGGATGAGGTCTTAGGGTTAGGTACTGAGTACTCCTAGGAAACTAGTTGCAAGGAAAGGTTGGAGGTAATAGTTTAATCCTCCGGTAGCTTTTGTACTGAAAGAATTATGTTAAGTATAAAGAAATTTGATGAATGGCTGAACAAGTCGAGGAAGGGGAGTAGGATCACCTATTACCGCGGATTCATGTTCGCGCCGTTCATACAGAAGCTCTCACCCACGCTGGATGAGAAACGCGTTCGCAATCTGAGGCATCACGTCTCGGCGGCGTACGCCAAAGGGGTCGTCACGCTTGTTCAAAAAAAGCATGACGATCTTGATTATGAATACATCGCGGTGAGGCTGTGATGTGGGACATGTTCTGGTTCTTCATGATCCCGCTGAAGCTGATAGTGGCCTGCTGGATCGCGTATAAAGTGACGACATATTTTTTAGGATTTTTATGATGTATTTTAGAATAATTATAACTTCAATAATAGTACTGAAAGTAACTTCTTATTTTATGGGTAACTTATGAGTGTAGGATACAATCTAAACATGGCGAACAGTTGCAGGCAGCCTCCACGAAGAGTGAGGGTGCTGGATAAGCAGCGGCACAATCCAATCTTCACGAAGCCGCTGTTCAAGAAAAGAATAAATCGGAGTGGGACGGTCAAATTGATACAAATAAGGAATACATGAGTTTATACAAAAGGTTAATGAATGAAAAGAAACGTCTTGGCAGAAAAACACTTCGCTTTCCGAAGACAAACCAGGAGTTGCTCGATCGTAACAGGTGGGAGAGGGTGCACACCATTCTCGCCCGCCGTTACAGTGAAGGACGCGAACAGATGCTGGATGACATAAGAAGGGAGGAGCATGATCAAGGAACTAGCTGAAGCCGGTAAGAAGATTCATGACATCTGCGTACAAGGAGAGGATGAAATGTGGTCCTTCAACCAGCTCATAGACAAATTGAGCGTCGAGGTGAAGATCCACGGCGTCCCATTCCCCACTCTCATGCTCATTGAGATAGTCGAACAGTTCATAGACGACCGTCCGAATCGACGTGAGCGCACGTTTGATGAGACTGACTTGCGGGAAGGGTACGCCCGTGTTTCAGAGAAATGGATTAACTGATGGACATCAAGACTGTTCCAATGGTGCGTCTTCACTGGGTGGACGCACGTGACACCGAGACTGGGTGGATTGACATCAAGGAGATCATCAAGGCCCCTCTCGCGAACTGCATGGAGGTTGGCTGGATGGTCGTGAACAATGAGGAGAAGGTCGTGATCATGCGCTCGTGGTGCGTGGACCGGGACGACAATAACGGTGGGGGAGCAACAGCCATACCCAAGGGATGGGTAAAGAAAATAGAATATTTAGGAGTAACGCATGCCAACGTACGAAATTAATCTAAAGGAATTTAAATAATGGCCCCTTATTTTTTTCACGGACAAACCCCGGAGTCCCGAAGACGGGTACTGCCTGGATACCCAAAGAATTTTGTTTTTAAAAGTTATGATGAGTATAAACAGTATTTTGTCGGGGACAGGATAATTTGTCTTCTATGCGGCAAGGAATACAGAGCACTTGGCAATCACCTTCGAATATCACACGAGACGGACATTGAGGATTATAAAAAGAAGTATGGCATATTGTGGACCAAATCGTTACTGTGTAATGACTCACATGAAATACAATCTCGTAATACAAAAGAAAGAATTGCTAATGGCGAATTTATTCCTGCTGACATTGAAGGAAGAAGAAAACAAGCAGTATTTGCTCGCCGCCATAAGAAAAAAAAGAGAAATTTACTTACTCATAGGTTAAGCTCTCAAAAAAATATTGAACAATACAATATTTTACAGAAACGCGTGAGTGAGATGACCAAGGTGAAAGAAGAACCAAAAAGAAAGGAACATCCACCACATATAAAATCTTTTATAGAAAGTAACAAAGGCGGTATTCCCTGGAATAAAGGCAAGAAAACATCAGAAGAAACAAAGAGAAAACAGTCAAGAGCGGCGAAAATGAGACATTCATTGATAAAGGAATTCAAGTAATGCCGACATATGAGATTAATCTGTGGCAAGACAAGAAAGTCATTGAGAAGGTGGTCAAGCAGTTTGAAACTGACGAGAAGGTTCTTGAATTCATCAATGAACATTTTGACAAGGAAGAGGAATTTCCCCGCCTGGACCAGGAAAAAGGCTATCTTAGACCAAAGAAAAACAGTATAATAATCACGTGGTCAAAGATATCAACGTATGTCAGGAAGAACGCGCCAAAAAGATTGGAACTCGATGATCATGAAAAAGAGCTTAAAGGAACTCTGGAAAAATCAATCACCGCCGAGGTGATAAATGAGTGGGGCTATAACGAGATGCTAAGGTATGCGGAAAAGAATTACGGACCCAATCCGAATGCCACAGGATATAATGAGTTTCCAAGCAGGAAGAAGGACAAGACACATGAAGGGAGATAAAAAGACAGTAAAAGAGGGATTGACTCCTCGTCAACTGGATATATACAAGGAGATTGTTGATTTCATCAGGGGAAACAAATACTCACCCTCCTATGAGGAGATAAAACAGTTATCCAATCTCAGATCAAAGAGCGAGGTGCATAGGTATGTGCATCAGCTCCAGCGACGTGGTTGGATCAGATTAGGGTATGGCAGAAATCGGTCAATTTCCATTGTAGGAGGACGCCTATAGTGATATATTTGCTTAAATGTTTTTTTTATTTTCGTACCGGGATCAAAAGTGGTGCCACAGTGACACAATTGATGATTAATTCAATGATATCAATGCTTTATTATGTGGCACCTATGTGTCACTACTCTAGACAACGCAAGGCACTTTTTTGTTTTTCAGTAAATAAAAAGAGTAAAAACTCAACTATAGAGCGGGTTACAGCATGGTAGACAAGAGAATTAGTGGTGCCACAAGTGGTGCCACAAATATGGCAAAAAGACACCCTATTCGCGCTAATGGCTTGACTGACAAGCAACAGATATTTGTTAAGATATTCGCTGAGAATGAAGGACGCTTGACTCCAACAGAATGCGCAAGGCAAGCTGGATATTCGGAGGCATCAGCCAACGTTACTTCTTCTCAACTGTTGAATGGGAAGAGGTACCCAAAGGTCGTGGATGCCATTATTACAAAACGTGCTGAATTGGAGAAGACACATGAGGTTAAATTGCAGAAGCATGTACAGGAATTGGCGAGGTTGCGTGAGAAGTCATTATCTGAAAAGTCTTATAGTGCTGCTGTTAATGCTGAGCGGTTGCGCGGACAAGCTGCGGGACTGTACATTGACCGTAAAGAAATTAGAACGGGAAGTATTGATTCGATGTCCCGTGAAGAAGTTTTAACAAAATTAAAGGAATTAGGATTAGATGGTAAATTTAGAAAAGAAAAAAAAGGAGTGGTCCTTGATATTCAGGAAGAAGAGAAATCCGATGGCGAAGGAGCTAAGGACATCACCGAAGTATCAACAGAGGGTAGTAAAAGACAGGACTAAGTATGACCGTAAAGCCGGAAACAAACTTCTGGAAGAGTTTAAAGACATCGTTAGAAGGTGGTGAATATATTGTTTCACGCCTTGAAAGTTATGTTACACCAGGATTCCCTGATTGCGTAATATTTCACAATGTTACAGGATTCTTCACAGTTGAACTGAAGATAGCGCAACCTAATAATAGAATAAGTCTATCACCCTTCCAAATTGCATGGAATATGCGTCATGCAATGGCTGGAGCACGTTCTTATATCCTGGTTGGAGGGCTCTCCAACGCAAGGGTTAAATTGTTTCACGGGTGTAAATCCAAGGTTCTAGGGGATAGTACCATAGACCAAGTGCCCGGGTTGTACGATGGAAGGCTCGAGGACCTCGACCTCAGCGTCGTGGTCTCAAACTCCCAAACTCCCTCATGTGAATAACCTGTTGATAACCTGTGGATAAGCAGCATGGGTCCCGCACCGGGCGATCCCGGCAGCGTTGTCAAACTCCCCGATCAATTAATCGCGGATTTCCGCGGTTTTGTTGGAGCTTCAGGTTCCCGGGATCCTGTAGGCAGCGTCAAACTCCCAAACTCCCCAGAAGAATACCACTTTTCTGGGATTTTGTGATTTCGGCAGTTAGCGCAGGGCCGGGGTTTCCCCTCCTGAAAATAGTTAAAA